TCGATAACGCACCCAGAAGCCGGAGTTCCCTTTGCCGTTGACTTGCAAAAATACAGCGTCATAAGGCCCGTATTGATTGCGATGTCTCCGATTTTAAGCGGGGTAGTTCCAAGCTTGTTGGGATTGTCCGTAACGACAAAAATCTGCGGACTTTCCTTTGATCCTTTTTTAATCGCCATTTTAACCTCCTAACTACCGAACTCCCTTGGACGCATTCTCGTTTTCTGGACAAGAACCTTCCTCATCCTGTCGCTGTATGCGTCCGGTAACGGCCCGAATTTTGCCGTGAATCGATCCTCGTACACCTTCGCCAGATTCATGTTTATCGTATCAGAATCCGGTTTCATTAAAGCAAGGTGTGCCGCCCAATCGCACAAATCGATATGATACTTCTCCGGCACTTCCGGAGAAGTTTGCAATGTAAACTGTGTCAACGGCAATCTCGACACGATCAAGAATGCCGTATCCGATGCACCGGGAGCTAAAACAAACGTCAATGTATTCCCCGGTTCATTCATGAAGGCATAAGGAACGCCTCCAGTACCCGCAGTCCCTACCGTTCCGCTTGACCCATACGTTCCAAACCAACCGGACATTTGCTCGTCAAGATGCGGATAATGCAACGGCCCTTCCAACGGGTACAGCATGGACATCAACTGGCACCGCTTGATCTGCAAAATCTTCGGGCTTAAAATATAAGTAGCTTGATTCGCAACCACGGATACACGGCATAATGGTTGTTGTCCAAGCGTCCCGGCAGTTGCGGCTGTCCCGTTATCGTTTGTCGTTTCCGCATCGATGATCAAATGTGCCCTTCTGCAAGCCTGTACTTCCGCATAATTCAGAAACCGCAACAACTCTGAATCAGGCCACAGATACGGCAACTGGGTATCATCAAGCATACTTTCACGGAGATGGGCAATCAACTCCCTTCCGATCATTGAACAGCCTCCTCAAGCTGTGCCGATTCGACCTCTGCTTCTTTCTCCAAACTGTCAACATCCAACGCAACGATCTGGTATGCGAACCTTTTAATGTGACGCACGTGATCCTTGCCATCGACCTGTACCACTTCGGTCTTGATCCTCGTATCCAGCATCAGCCTTACCGGCCTCGGCAAATCGATCTCCACCCCCGGTTTCGCAAGGAAAGCAAAACCGTTAAGTGAGATGAAAATCCCTTCTCTCGGAATGTCTGCCGAATCGCTGATAATGATCCTGTCACGAATGTGACCCTGCGGACTGTTAAAGTATTTATCAGGGTTTTTTTCCTGATCTGTTTTTACTCTGCCCATATAGTTTCTCCCTCATGTTAATGGAGGAGAGAGGAATACGCTCCTCCCCCCTCCAGTTGTTTAGACTTCGTTAAACGGCATGTGCAGAAGCTGGGTGTACCCAGAAACCGTTCCGCAAGTTGCCGCAGCATTGCCGGAAACAACGTTCGCACCGCCTGCCGTACCGCCGCCGAAGCGGATGAACGCACCGGCAGTTCCCGTCACATACTCCATATACCCAACCGCCACATATCCATCTGGGCAATCGGGAAGGTAAGCATGCGTGGAATCCGTCCCTTCGTTACCGGCAAAGATCGTTGCATTCGTTCCAAACTTCGCCGCCACCAGATACTTCACGTAGGTGGATTTGCTCTGCGTACCGGTCGGAAGGAAAAGGTTGTCCTGTGCACTTGCAGTTCCATACTGCCCATTGATGCACAGGGCGAGTGCCGTATTCAGCTTAAGACCGGCAGTGCTTCCGGTTCCAAGCCATGCGGCACCGATTCCGGCAGTTCCACCCATCGTTCCATCCGTACCGCTTACGACACGGTTCGTGATGGACTGAATTGCCCGTCTGAACGTCTCCCACGGCATTGCGGGATAAATCTTCCTCGGTGCATTGTCCCTGCTGAGAGGCGGGTCATCGAATTTTCTGTAAGCCATGTTTTAATCCTCCAATGTAGTTGCGTTGTTCAAGACTTTTAGCGTCAACTGGCGTACCGGCTTGAATGAGCAATACGCACGTGTTACTTTGGGCCAACTATACCCATCAATCCGTACAAGCACACTCGTACACAGCCATCCACGCATCGTTCAGGATGACCGTAGTCTGCATCGTTTTCCAAGACACGGAACCCCTCTGGCCGAGAGGATCGGACTTGGACGGAACAGGGTTAATAACGATCGGCGTGATTGCGTATTTCCCTTTCAGTGCGATCAGGCCATAAGCATCCTTGCCGAAAATCATCACCGGATAAACGTCACATCCGGCACCAGTTGCCGTCAGCTTCCCGGTAGTCGTTGCCGAACCGCCGTCATCATACGGTGAGAAAATCGTGGATTTCAGATACCGCACATCCTCACAGGAACCGATCTCCGTTTCCCATCCCTTCACACTGCCGTAATCCGCAACCGATGTGAAACCGGCAAGACTCCTGATATCAGAAGTCATGTCCACATGGGTCACTCCGACAAACGCCGGAAGGATGGACTCGGTATTGAAATTGGGGGTGGATTTAACGATACTGGTGATGTGCTGTGCTTCCTGTCGTTCCAAAGCACGAACGATTTTTCGCTGATCCGCTCTTGAGATTGTTGCAACAACCGATGTCCTTCCCGCAACCGAATTCGCATAAAACACGTTCGTGCAGGCTTTCAGGATGTTGTAACGAAGCGTTTCCACGGTCTTTGCCGCCTGTTCGCCGGAAACCGCCACCGCTTCCTGAAGAACCGGATCTTCGTGAGTGTCCTGAATCACATCGGTAATCTCGACAAGGCCGCCGTACTGATACAGCGTTGCCGTGATGTCCGTTGCGGTCAGCTTTTCGGATGCCGGGGTGACACCTTCCGTGAGGGGCGTAGTCCGAAGCCCGAGCGAATTGTACCGCCTGAATTTCATGGACTGCGTTTTGTTCGCCGGAAGTGATTTGCTCTGACCGAATTTCTCAAGGCAAAGATAAGGCATTGCCCTTTTGAGAAGTTCGACCACCACATATGCCGCAGTTCTGGGGGTGATATCCCCGTAAACAGTCATTGCCATGTTTAACCTCCCTTACTGATTGCTTCCTCGTAGGCAGACTCATAATCCTCTGCCGGTGCAATGGAGGGGTTCACAGAACCTCTTCTTGATGTCACGGAACGCATTGCGTCCTTCTTCTCCATCTTTTTCCTGTTTGGATCAGGAACACGTTCTGCATCAACTCCATTTTCTTTTTTAAAATCATCGAGAAACTCAATCACCTCATCCGTGCTGCCGCTTTCATAAACCTCAGTCAGCTTTCCCTGCATGTATTTCGGTTTGGACTTGATCCACTTTTCAATGGAGCCATCGTCCCTGAATTTCTCGAAATCACTATGCTTCTCACGGATTTTATTGAAATGTTCCTCCTCCAACCGCAAGTCCTCAAGGGACTCTGCTTTCTGGGTGGCAACCTTCCCGGTCTCTTTCGCTTCCGCAAGCTGTGAAACAATCTCCGTCAACCTCTCTTCGAATTCTTTCCTCAGCTTGTTGAATTCAAGATTCCGCTTTTTGCCCTCCATTTTCGAAATAACGTCAAATTCCGAATCGTACTCTTCAAACTCGGCCTTTTCCTCCGGACTAAGGCTGTCATAAAGTGCGGCCGGAATAGACGGCTTCTTCTCTTTTTCCTCTGGCGGCTTTTTGGATGCCTCCAAATCCGCTACCAGTTTATTCCTTTGGTTCTCCCACTCCTCTTTTTCGTGCCGGTATATTCCCTGAAGGGTTTTCCACCGCTGTTCGTATGTCTCTTCCTCGCCCTTCTTTGCTTTTGCTTCTTCCTCTGCTTTTAACCGTGCCGCTTCTTCCTCCGCAAGGCGAGCGGCTTCGGCTTCTTTATCCTTTCCCTCTTCTTCGTTCAGGGAATCGTCATTTTTTTCTTTTTCTTCGTCCTTCTCCCCTACTGCTTCGTCAAATACCTCATCAAACTCCGCATTAGAATCTTCCAATTCCCTCTCATTGGCCTTCGGCATAACTTCCCTCCTTAAAATAAAAAAGCCACCTATGGCTGTTACACCATGGTGGCTTTTGTTCCCGTAAGAGTCTTGGGCTTTAAGCGTATGTTACTTCAGAACCATTTGCAGTTTTCTTTTTACACCGTCAATGGCTCTTAAAATATCGATAATCTCTTCTTTTCGTATTACCACGTGCGTTGCAGTTCCAAAACACCCGTTGGCAATCGATTGAACGCTTTGTGACTCTCGTTCACGGCTTATCATAGTCCCTCCTACTTTTCAAGCTCTTTCTTGAAAGAAGGAAGCCCCTTATCTAACCATGATAAAAACAATTTTATCTCGCTTATACCCCCCTGATTAAGAGAAATCTGTGGCGGCCCTGCCGTGTCGTTGTATTCCCTCAAATCCGCAAGACGCATCTCCATAAGCCTCCGCACGATCTTTATAGGCTCTGAAAAACGCACCTCATACAATTGACCGAGCAAAATAGCTTGTGTTTTGTCCATCTAATCCCTCATTTTGTGGTTTTTTGTGGTTTCTGTGGTTTTGGTTTCGCCGCAACCTTCTTTTTTACATCGTGCATCTCTTTTTTCATTTTCATTTCCTGATCGACCCTCTGCTTTTCCATTTCAAGCTCCGCTTTCGCCTTTCTTTCCGCTTGAAGTGCCGCAAGTTTCTGGTCGGCCATGCGTATCGAATGCTCTTGCTCCCTCTGCCTCATTTCCTGATCGTGTTTTTGCTGTGCAAGACCAATTTCCTGTTCCTTTTTGATGCTTTCTGCCGTTTTTGCCCTCACTTCAGCATTCTGAAGCTCCTCATTTACCGCTTCGCCGCCCTCCGGCTCTTCTCCGGCCCGTTTTATCGCTTCCACGTTCTTGTCTTTCGCTTTTGTAAGCTGTGCCATCGTCTGGGCTTTTTTGTACTGCACTTCGGCCTCAAGCTGGGCGTACACAAGCTGTTGCATACGGCTGTTTTCACGTTCCTCACGCACTTTTTGAGCTTCCTCTTCCGTCCGCATCGTAATTGCAAGATCGAAAGTCTTTATTTTTTCCTTCAAAAACTGATCTCTGGGGATGTAGTCCCAATCTTCCGGTTGCATGGACGCTTGAAGCTGATTCAGAAGGTTCATCCTTATCTCTTTCATCACAAGAGAAGAAACCCCCCTCGGTTTCACGTTGTAATCACCCTTTATATCTGCCCTCTTATTGAATTCCATGTTCCACGTATACAGATCACGGATGATTTTTTCCGTAAAAGCATCGAAATTCTTCACAACATCCTTGATTGAGATCGTAATGGTAGCCATACGGCCCGATGTCGCCTGTGCCGTCTCGTTGTTCACCATCTGACCGATCATCCATGTCGGCAAAGTGGTTTCCTCGTCACCAAATTCCCTGAATTTGTCGATAATCGACAATAATTCCGGTATGTGCGAATCGAATTCAATGCTCCTGATCGCCGGATACTGGGCATCGATGCCCCTTCCTTCCCGATACCATATCTTTCTTGGGTAAAATGAGTTCAAATCCGTGTCCGGTGTCATCAGATTCCAGTTCACTTCCACTTGCGGCCCTGAAACGCAAGCGGCATTGTCCAAAACCATCCTTGCACCGGCACTTATCGCAATCTGCGAATGCCTCATGATCCGGCAAAGCCCCTCGCCAAACAGGCTTGTTTCATCTTTTTCGTAGTAAAACACCTTGTATTTGTCCAAAGCACCGTCATAGAGGACTGCCTTGATGATTTTCCCACCCAAAATCCACAAATTTGCCCCATACTCAAGCGTTTCATCCTCTATGTTCACACCGCAAGCGGCAAGATCGTTACCGTCCACGTAACCCCAATACTCCAACACCTCATATTTTGCCCCCGGCTGTCTGAATGTCGATCCGGTGTTTACATCTGTCGTTGATCCGGCTCTTACATACCCTGTCTGTTTTGAAGCTTCGATCTCAATCACCTGAAGATCGACTTCCCAGTTTTCAGGCACATAATCTCCATTCGGATGTGCCTTTATGTACTCTTCGAGGATGTCATTGTAAAAGTCGCCCCTCTTTAACAGGGAACGCAAATCATGCTTCGTCATCAGGTGACGTTGAAACGAACCGCTCATCTTGTCGAGATCGGTTACGGTCATGTCTGGATACCAATCCCAAATACGCACGAATTCAAAAAATGGAACCTCGTCCGATGTCACCTTCTCCTCGTACTCGTTTCCCCCGACAGGATGCCACCTCCGCTTCATCCGATCCATAATCATCGGGCCTTTCATAACGCCCGTCCCGTACATCAGCCCAGACCGCAAAACCTTCTTCGTTTCCTCGGAATAGTTCATTTCGATCAACTGATCTTCTATCTCGCCTGTCATTGCCTTGCACGTTTCATCGCAAAACCTTTTGATCTGGAGACGCAAATCTTCCGCAGAAGGGATGACCGGATTCCCCGTCTCGTCCTTTGTAATCATCGTCAGGGCGATTGCCTTTACGGTTTCCTTTGAAATTCTCGGTTCGGGAGTGGGTTCAATGGCCCAGTTCTTGTCGTTTTCGGGAAAAAGCATTTCATGGAGACGGGAAAGAGCAATGTTCACTTTCGATCTTGTTATTTTCGGATAAACCTTCGAGTTGTTTGCCTCTATTTTTACTGTCGGATCGTAAAGCCCCTTATACTGCCGCAAACTTTCCGTCCACTCCAGTTCCTTTGCCCTTCTGTATGTCTTTGCCGTGTTGAAAAGACCCTTCATCCGCAACCCGAATTCCCCCATCACACTCGAATTGCGTTCCTTCTTCTCAAATGCCGCCCTGATTTCGTCCATTGCTCTCTCCCCTAATAACCGGCCTCATAGCTTGCTGGCCTGTATTCCCGCCTCTTCATCGTTGCCTGAAACGATTTCCACCGCCTGTCCTGTGATTCCTTCTCCGAAAGATACATGCAAAGCATCTGCAAGGCATCAGACACATGGGAATAGAAGTTTTTCACAGGCATCGCCTTGTATTCCTCTCCCTGCGACTTCGGCTCCTTCTCGTAATGATACGCACCATTCAATGCCTTACGCAAAAAATGACAGTTTGGAGATAGCAAAAACGCTGGCTCTCCCTGCCACATCTTGTTTAAAAACGTCTCTACCGCAGACACACGGGGCATTATGGCGTTTGTCGGTGCGGGAATTACCCCTGAAAGACCGACCTCCCTCGAATGAAGCACTTCAAAGCAAGTTGATTCATCTGTCGGTGCCCTTGATGCTCCGGATGGATCGCCATACCCCATTACGCTCATGCCAAAATACTTCCTACGCAAAAGCGGTATCAATTGACTCTCGCAAAACTGCCTTAACCCCATTCCATCTGAAACCAGTTCGTCAAGAATTACCAGTTTGCCCATCGGATCAATCTGCCCGATGGCACATGCCGGTTGCAACCCGAAATCGAATCCCAGAATGACATCAAGCCCTTTTATCGGCTCAATGATATTCGGTGCCACGTGTACATTATCCACAAACGACTGAAACACCGGCTTTCCAGTAACCAGAAAACCGTATTGCCCGTGGATATAGATTCTCTTGTACATCTCGTCCTTGCCCTTGGCGAGATTCGAATAGTATCCTTTCGGCAAATGCTTCGTGTTCTCTGCTCTTGCGGAAAGGCCGGACGGCTGTTTGAACATCTTCCAGCCGTCCGGCTTGACTTTTTCGAACATCTTATAAAGGTATGAATCTTCGTCAGGCGGGTTTGTGTCCATAATCATCCCGTACCAAGTCGGCCCACCGTCCCTTTTCGATGGGAACCTACCGATACGTGCGTCCATGGCTTCTATGATTGTTCTGGGAATTTCCCTTGATTCGTTAAACCAAGCGGATGTTACTTCGAGAGAGAGGAGATTTGACACCTGATCCGGCCTGTCAAGTGCCCTGAAAAGGATTTCAAGATGGATTCCCGGCAACCTTGTGATGATGAACATATGGTCTGTGACACGGTACTCTCCAAAAAGCTTCGGCGGGAACCAATCGTGGAACGTCCGTATCGTTGTGTCCTTCAACTGCCCGTATGAGTTTCGAACAACCGCCCATCTCGACCTTCGGATTCCGTCCGGCCCCGGCTCCTGCAAACTTGCCCGTCTGATGATCTCCATAACGCAAGCAGAAGATTTGCCCGAATTGTGGTGTATCGCACCGTCCGCAGTCACATAATTATTCGTATCCAAAACCTGCATATCCCAATATTCTTCCTTGACACTTAACCTTTCTATTGATACTATGGGCCTATCGGTTAAGGGGGAAGCAAATGAATGAGAATACAAGTTTGATAATTTTATTATATGACGGGAAACGTAGTTCAAAAGACGTTGCCAATATTGTCGGCGTAACCGCCCGATATGTGCGGAAGGTTGCGAAACGGCACAACCTTGACAGGCTTCCGGTGGGCGCAAGGGGCGGCGAATTGAATCACCAGTTTGTTTCAGGACGCAGGATTGATTTAGACGGGTATGTGAGCGTGACTGCTGAACATCCTTTTGCCAAATTGGACGGCTCAATATTTGAACATCGCCTGATACTTGAGCAAAAGTTAGGCCGGTATCTTCTTCCTGAAGAAGTGACAGACCATATTGACGGGCTAACTCTGCATAACGACCCATCCAATCTGCGACTTTTTCAGAAAAACGGGGATCATCTTCGTGCGACAATAACCGGGGTTCCGAAACAGTTTTCCGTATCAGGGAAGGAAAACATCCGTACAAGGTATCACCGGAACGCAAACTGGAAACCTGTCGATATTTATTATCAGCGCAGAGTACGCGGTGATGTCCGCTTGCGTCAAATGATCCTTGCGGCGTTGAAACTCGGTATAGATAGTCCTTACCTTTTGGGAACGCACCGCCACTTTGAGAAAGCTGGAATCGACCCTTATTCTCATTCCAGCTTAAAACACGCATTGGACGAGTTATCTCAGAGATGGGAAGCAGACCTTTCTCTGTGACAATGAGCGTATCGCTTGACACGCACCCGAACGGCCCCATGACACACCTGACACGGCTGTTATCCAGAGTGAACCGCTTCAATGTCGGCACATCTGAGTAATCGTACAGGACTTGATAAGGCTTTTCCATCAGTTTTCCTGTGGCCCCATCTTCGCTTTTTCTACCGTTTCAGGGCTTGTCGCCTGCAAATAAAGATCATACAAAGCCCTGTCCCACTCCGGCACGGGCCAGTACACGGACGGACGCACATAAGCCACCGGAGGATACCCCGGCATAAACGAAAGCGTCATCTTCTTGTTGTTGTCGTGCAACATCCATATTCTTGGATTGAATACCGCAATCTCGTCACCACCGGTTTCCATTGTGACCCCGACCAACGTAAGTCCGCTTGACAAAACCATCGTTAACGTCCCTTCCGGGATTCTTTTGCTACCCGTCACTTCCATTCCTTTCCCTCCTTTTAAGGTGTACAAACTCGAACAACTTTAAAGGGTGAAGACTACTCAATAATAGAGTAGTTTTCACTAAGCATTTCGATCTGCGTAGGGATCCAAGGCACACGGCCAAAACGAGACGTAACATACATATATTTATGGGTCATTTTGCTATGCTCATCAGGAAACTGCATGCTAATAAATACATCAGCTCCCCAGTGTGGTAGTCTTACCTTTAGACCTTTATTCATGGCTTCAATAGCCAAACCAAAGGTTATGCCATCCGTTTTACGATAAGCCTCTTCAAACACTCGTTTGGGGGACCAGCTTACATAGCCATCCGGATAAACTACCTTGTAGCCGTGCTGGTTATCCTCCTTTGGAATCGTCTTACCTTGGGACTCATAAAAATCGTACTTGGTCATTGGTTCCGCTTTAATGATCTTTACGCCTAAATACTCTTGCATTGTTTTTTGCCCCCTTTAATTTTAATCAGACATTTTACAAGCTTCTACTCCAACCAGTTTGACTTTTCTGCCGAGGAAGTTCGCCAAACCGTCTATCCTTCTTCCGTCATATTCCAAATTCCTGTTCGTGTGAAACTCCCCAACCATGTACTCCACCATGGAAAGGTCGGTGTAATAGAGTGCCTCGTACTCCATTCCCTCAATGTCGATCTTCATCAGCTTAACCTTTTCGATTCCCTCTTTCAAAAGGATCGACTGAAAAGACCTTACTTCCACTTCCTCCGTGTAATGATGCTCCGGATTAAACTCGATCTTCGATGAAGAGCCGCCGGAAAAATCCTTCGATATCACCATCCTCACCGTACCGTTCTCCCTGCCGATCCCGTAAGGTCTGGGATGGACGTTCTTCATCCGGTT